AATAACCTTGTAGTTTAAATTTTACACCCCGGGGCTTCTCTTGACAATCCAAAAATTTTCTAGCTATTTTTTATAGACACTGGTTAAAAAACCATGGTACATTCCGCCCATGAACAATTCCATCAATGCCGATCAGGTGTTGCGCGAACTTGCACTTGCTGTTGCTAGAAATACCGTGGGGGCTGCACGCCCTATTGCGGAGATTCTTGCAGGTGAAGGCTTGACGCAATCAGAGTACGATGCTATCTCTGCGAACCCACAGTTCAAGAGGTATGTGGACAGCTATACCAAGGAAATGCAGGAGAGTGGCTTCTCATTTGCTGCTAAGTCCCGTATTCTTGCAGAGGATTTGCTGCCTACGGCGTACCATATGGTGCGAGACCCTGACACACCAGCGGCTGTAAGAGCAAAAATCATCGAAAACTTCGTTGAATGGGGTGATTTGAAGCCTAAAAACAGTGCAATTTCGACTGCTGGCCCGGGTTTTTCAATCACAATTAACATCCCAAGCACTGCAAATTCAGCTAAACAGACCCTTGTTTTAGAGGCTGAAACCCCTGAAATTGACGTAAAAACGTTAAAAATTGCCGAATACGCCCCGATTTTGCTGGTCGAAGACGAAAACTACGAGTACGCAGGGGATGACTACTTATGAGTGTTAACTACACCCCAGTACAGTCTGTAACCCCATATCTTCTCTCTGATAAGTTTCAGTCATTCATCGTAGGGCCAGTGGGTTCAACAAAAACGACAGCGTCCTTGATGAAGATTCCCATCGAGGCTCGCAAAGTCGCAGCATGCGCGGACGGTATCCGACGCTCCCGTTGTGCAGTGGTTCGTAACACACGTCAGATGTTGCTTGACTCGACCATTAAAGATTTTCTTGGCTTGTTCCCCGAAGGACAAGCTGGTATTTACCATAGGACAGAACTGCGCTTCACGCTACGCTTTGACGACGTGGAGTGTGACGTGCTATTCAGGGGTTTGGACGACGCCAACGACGTGCGTCGCCTTTTGTCATTACAGCTTTCGTTTGCCATGGTGGACGAGGTGCGTGAGATAAACTCAGACGTGTTCGACGCGTTGACAGGTCGTCTAGGTAGATACCCCAACGGCATGATGGTGCCACACCGCACACAGTGGGGAGTGGATGATAAGGGTAATCCCGTACAGGGATGCGTGGATGACTACGGTGTGCAACAGAAGAAAGTATGGGGCGCGACCAACCCGCCGGACATGGACACACACTGGGAGCAGTATCTCACCAGCGCAGACCCTGAGAAAGTTCACGTGACGATCCAACCGAGTGGTCTCAGCGAAGAGGCAGACTGGGTGCAGCACTTGCCGTCTCACTACTACGAGGACTTATGCGAGGGTAAGAGCGAGGATTGGATAGATGTGTACGTGCACGGTAAGTGGGGCAGGTCTCTGTCGGGCACACCGGTTTACCAGAGGACGTTCACACAAGACTTCCACGTGGCCAAGGAACACATCAAGCCCATACAGAACGCGGATTACCCCATCACCATAGGGATTGACTTCGGCCGCACGCCAGCGGCAGTGTTCATGCAGCGTGACCCACGCGGGCGCGTGCTGGTGCTCTCCGAGCTTACCAGTGAGAACATGGGCATCGAGACGTTTATCTCCACGCGCCTGCAGCCGCATATCTCCAACACATACCCCGGGTACCAGTTTATTGCGGCACCTGACCCCGCTGGATTTATGAAGCAGCAGCTAAACGAGATGACGCTCGTAGACGCGCTAAAGAACGCAGGGTTTAAATGCGTGAAGCCCCCGACGAATAAGCCGGAGCTACGGATTCAGGCAGTCGAGCGCCTGCTGGCTAAACAGATTGAGGGCAAAGCGATGTTTCTGATTGACCCTCAGTGCACGTCGCTCGTAACGGGTTTTCGCTCAGGCTACCGCTATAGGGTTAAGAAGAACGGGGAATTGGAAGACAGCCCTGATAAGAACGAGTCGAGCCACGTGCATGACGCACTGCAGTATGGAGCGTCTGTCATAGACATGAACATCAGAGGGTTTGGACTTGATGTGAAACGTAGAGAAATTAAAAAATCATCGTATGCATACACTTGACCACTTGACAGTGGGCGGTACAATGCGGTAACTCTTGGAGATGACTATGCCTTTCTTTTACCCGTCCACCACGTCTGAAAACACCAATGAGCCGTTTGAGCTTCAGGTAGCCCGTAATCAGATCGCTGGCCATAAAGCCTTATTTAAGTTCGGCATCAACGGTGATGTCGGCACATCCGTAGAAACAGTTTGGGCACAAGGCGGAACGTATGCATACCCCGCTTCTGCCACTGTAATGAAAATCTCTAGCTCAAGTGCAGACGATACTTCTGCTGGAACTGGCGCAAGAACAATTGCTATTTTTGGTCTTGATGCAAATTACAACGAAATTAGCGAGTCTGTCCTATTAGATGGGCAAACAGCAGTCAATACTGGCAACAGTTACTTGCGTATTTCTCGTATGTATGTAACCACCGCTGGTTCTGGTGCAACTGCCGTAGGAACTATCTACGCTGGCACTGGCACTGTTACTTCGGGCGTACCAGCAACTGTATACGGCATGATTGCTATTGGTGCAAACCAAACGCAAATGGCATTTTGGACTGTACCCGCAGGTTATACCTTGTATTTAATGGGAACTTTCTTTACATCTGCAAACTCAACCGCAAACGCATCAACCAACTTTCAATTGATTCAACGCCCATTGGGTGGTGTGTTTAGAATACAAAGTTCAGCGCGTACCCCCGGCAACGGAGACTTCGTGGTTGATCTGCACACACCGCTTGCTTTTGCTGAAAAGACAGACATTGAAATTAGGGCAATTGCTTCAGCAGGAACTTCTAATGTGTCTGCTGAGTTTGAGGGCATCTACATAGCCGGTGCTACGGCCCCCGGCCCCGGAATCCCAAGGATTTAAGGACATCTCATGGCTTCAGGCATCGCACTCATCCCAGTAGCTCGTTCCCGCGATTTGGAACGGGAATCCCAGAAACGCAACACAGAGATGCAGGCTACGCCTGTTATCCAAGGGTTGGCTGCGCACGCACGAAAGCGCTGGGAGTCTGCTCGTGAAGCCAAACGAACAATTGAAGAGCGCATGCTTGATTGTCTACGGCAGCGTAACGGTGAATACAATCCTGACAAGTTAGCTGAGATTAAGCGTCAGGGCGGCTCAGACATTTACATTAACTTGACCTCTGTGAAATGCCGCGCTGCTACGAGCTGGCTGCGTGATACGTTGCTTGGTACAGGTACAGATAAACCTTGGAGCCTTGAGGCAACGCCAGAGCCAACACTGCCGCCTGAGTTAATTAATGAATTGATGGCTAGCATGCAGCAGCAGTTGCAGGCAGTAATGGAGCAAGGTGGACAGATTCCTGATCCAAACCAACTTCGTGAAAATGCACAGCAGATGAAAGACGCGGCTATGCGCCGCCTGCGCGAAGAAGCTAATGAGCGTGTTGATCGCATGGAATTGAAGATGGAAGACCAACTCATTGAGGGTGGTTGGACAGATGCGCTAAATACATTTCTTGATGACGTTGTTACTTTTCCGTATGCCGTTCTTAAAGGCCCTGTAAAGCGTAAACGCAAAACCATGGCATGGCAGAACGGAGAGCTTGCGCCTTCCGAAGAAATTACCAACGAGTGGGAGCGTGTTGATCCGTTTATGTTTTACTGGGCTCCATGGTGCTCGGATGTACAAGAAGGATTTATCGTTGAGCGTCACCGCATGACGCAAGAAGATTTGCAAGCTCTGATTGACGTGCCGGGCTATAACAACGACGCAATTCGTGCCGTGCTTAAAGACTTTGACTACGGCAATTTAAACGAATGGTTGTGGACAGATAGTGCGCAGGCTACGGCTGAAGGCAAAGACACAACGCAAACTATTTTTACAACTGACCTGATTGATGCGTTGCAGATGTGGGACAGTGTAAAGGGCAGTGACTTGCTCACTTGGGGCTTGTCTGCAAAAGAGATTCCCGATCCCGATTTGAGCTACCCATGCGAAGTGTGGTTGGTAGGCTCTACCGTGATCCGCGCCGTGCTAAACTACGACCCTCTGGGTCGCAAACCATACTACGTTACTTCATACGAGAAAGTGCCCGGAGCCGTTGCTGGTAAAGGCGTTGCGGACTTGTGCCGTGATTCCCAGAACATGGTGAACGCTTCAGCTCGTGCTTTAGCAAACAACATGGGTATCTCCTCTGGCCCGCAGGTGGGTGTGAATGTTTCGCGCTTACCGCCCGGCGAAGATATCACTGAAATGCACCCATGGAAAATCTGGCAGTTTCAGAGTTCTGAGTTTAATGACGGCTCACAGCCGCTAACGTTTTATCAGCCAAACAGCAACGCCAATGAGTTGATGGCAGTGTTTGAGAAGTTCTCTGCCCGCGCTGATGAAGACACCATGATTCCTCGTTACATGACTGGCGAGAACACACCCGGCGCAGGACGTACATCATCTGGCTTGTCCATGTTAATTTCTAACGCTGGTAAAGGCATTAAGCAGGTTATTAGCAATATTGACCGCGCTGTCATCGTCCCATCAATTGAGCGTTTGTACCAAGACAATTTGCGTTACAGCAAAGACCCAGACTTGATCGGCGACGTCAAGGCCGTGGCCAAAGGCGCAAACAGTTTGGTGGTCAAGGAAGCCGAAGCTATCCGCCGCAACGAGTTCCTGACTCTGGTGCTCAACAGCCCTGTTGCACAACAAATTGTTGGTATGGATGGCGCTGCCGAACTCTTACGTGAGCAGGCTCGCAACCTGAGCGGCAACGTTAACCGCATTGTTCCTGATCGTCCTACACTGACAGCTATGCAAACTTTGCAGCAGCAAAACGCGCAGCTTCAAGAACAGTTAGCAATAATTGCAGGCGAACTTCAGGGCGGCGCACCGGGCGCTCCCGGTATGACACAAGGCCCTGCTCCACAAAATACGCTACCTGATGGAAGTCAAGTAGGCGGGCGCGAAGGTAACATGATGTCACCACGCCCTAACGGAATTTAAAAACTTTTGTTGACTGTTTAAAAGAGCAGTGGTATAAAATCAACATATGAAGATTTTTATAGGCCAAAAGCCCGATCGACAGCATGTGCAAGCGTTATATCGTTGCAAGCTAGAAGAACACGGTGCTCTATTGGATTTGTTTCGTAAGAAACTTGAGGAGACAAAAGACTCCTTGATTCTTGCAGAAGATTCAGTACGAATACACCGACTTCAAGGTCGCGCTGAGGTCTTAGCAGATTTTCTCGAGGCGGTTGAAAAATCGCACGAGATTTTCGACCGGGTCAAATGACCCGATTTTTGTAGTCCTAGCAAACCATTATGTTGGACGGCACACCGGTAACCCCGACGCCCGAAATGCAGAGTTGGCGCTTTAAAGGAAATTTAAAATGGCATTGCCTAAGCAAGTAGAAGCTCAATTACGTGAATTGGAACAGATCGAAAAACAAATAGCTGAGAGTCAAAATCCAGCGCCCGCTGACCCGGAGCCGCAATCTAAGGACAATCCTCCAGCTGAACCTTCGACACCTGAGCCTCCCACGCAACAGCAAGTACCTGTTGAATCAAAGCCAGAACCGACAGAACCAGCTATCGCTGAAGAAACATGGCAAAGTCGCTATATCGCCCTAAAAGGCAAATATGACGCCGAAGTGCCACGCTTACACGCCGACGTGCGGGAATTTAAGGCCCAACTGGACAAACTCCAAAAAGCCGTAGAAACCAAGCCAGTCGAGACGAAGAAGCCTGCAGTTGCTGAGAAGTTGGTTACGGATGCTGATGTTCAAGCATTTGGTGAGGACTTGATCGAAGTCCAACGCAAGGTTGCCCGCGAAGTGGCAGCAGAGTTTCGAGGTGAGCTCGATGCTATGAAAGCTGAGAATGAGAAATTGCGCGAGCAGTTGAACACGACCGGTACTCAGGTATCTGAAGCAAGTTTTGAGCAACGTCTGTACCGTATGGTGCCAAACTTTGAAGCAGTTAACGCCGATCCCAAGTGGATTGCGTGGCTGAACGAAGTTGACCCGTTACTCAGAGCGCCACGATCCACTGTTGCGCAGCAAGCGTTTAACCGAGGCGACGCCGAAGGAGTTGCGCACTACGTAACGATGTTCCAACAGAGCATTGCCCCCGTAGAAAGCAAAACAGATAAAACTGACGAACTTGAACGTCAAATTCAGCCAAATCGTGGTGCCTCAAGCGCCCCTAGTGCCTCTCCAAAAGGCAAGGTCTACAGCAACGCGGACATTGAAAAAATGTTTCGTAGAGCAACAGACTTGGGAACTAAAGGGCAAATCGACGCGGCAAAGAAACTTGAAGCTGAAATTGATGCTGCATACATGGAAGGTCGCGTAGTTGCGTGATCCGTGTTACAGCGTTGAAACCCAACCTGTTATTTTTTAGGAGGCCAAAATGGCTGCTGTATATCCCGTCCAAGCTCCGTTTAATACGAGCACATCGTACTCCGGTGCGTTTATCCCCACCCTGTGGTCTGGCAAATTGCTGGCCAAGTTTTACCAAAACACAATGTTGTCTGAAATCGCTAACACCGATTACGAAGGCGAGTTGAAGAACCAAGGCGATACCATCCGTATCCGTTTGGCTCCTTCAATCAGCATCTCTGACTACACTGTTGGCCAGAACTTGTCTTACGAAGTCCCCACTCCT